GAACGCTTTTAAACGTCCCAGATGCTCGTTGAGCGTGCCGTTCTTTTTGCCGGAAGCACTGAACATTTCTCGAACGTATCTGGCTGTCAGCTTATTGACTCTCACATCCTCTCCAAGCATCTTCATAAGCGTATTGACAGCATGATAGTTTCTGATGCAGGTCTGCTCCGATACGGTATGTCGCTGGTCTGCAAAGTAATGTTCGGCTACCTCTTTCAGCGTCGGATCATTCGGATCAGATTCCTTGCCGCCCAACAGATCGTCTATCCTTGCATCCAGTAATGCTCTTGCCTCCCTCTCTTGGATTCTGGAATACTTGCCCGGAAGTGTTACGGAGATTGTATGCTTTTTCCCGGTCATAGGATCTGTGATGCGATCTTTGTAGCGCGTGCTCCCATTTCTCGATTCTTTCCACATAGTGTGCCACCACCTTTCATGCCTTGATTTTATCTGCTTTACCGCCATTTGTAAAGACTCAGAATCCCAGAAACCTGCTCCCAGAATGCTCCCACACGTAAACCAAAAAGACCGGAACCTGAGTAAAATCAAGAGTTCCAGCCTTTTCGTCAATGCGGATAACAGCCTAATATTATTGACCGTTCTGCACCGTTTTGTACCGTTTTGGGTACTTATTTACGATTGATACACAAAAATAAACCGTTTATGCCTTGTTATTTGCTCCCATTTTTGCTCCCATCACAAGAACAGCGTAAGCACCCGAATAATCTTAACATAATCTACCGAAGACGTTCATGCGTCAGCGTGTTTGTCCCGGCATTCTTTCCATTCCTTTTCAAGGTCTTCCGGTACTCTTCCACTCTCTTCCAGGATCTCTACAAGATGCTTGGCATGAGTGTATTCGTCGCGTGCGATATCCTTAAGTACGCCTCCTGCACTTCCAGATACTTCGGCTGCCATATCCATGTACTTCTGGATGTCGCTAATTTCATCGTGTGCCGAGTCAATAACTTTGTTTCTAATCTCTTCTGTCATGATTTAAGCCCCCTTTATATATCTGCTTACCTTTTCTACGTCGTCAGCCGTAAATGTCATCGTTCCGAGCATCGGCAACGCTATCTGTAAATTGCCGTATCTCTGTACTGACTGCTTAAGATGGTCCGCTATAAGGTCGATATCAAACAGTCCATTGTTGTCAACAGCTCCGATCATCTTAGCCGCTTGGTTGCTCTGGATCTCCTGCATGAGTGTGCCTGTCTTGGCTCCAATCATTCCGACTAATGTACCTACAATCCATTTACCAGACGTGCCAAGCTTCGGAATCACTTCGTTGTCTGCATAAGCCATAAGTCCATTAATAATCTGTTCGCTTGTATACATATTCATCCTCCAAAAAGACAAGGGCGCATTATATGCGCCCTCTGCCATTCTTTTTTGCTTTAAGGTTATTAACCTGTTGTTGTGGTTGATGCGCTGGGTGTGATTGTCACATTACCCCAACCCGGACAGATTGCACTGTTTGGTACCACGAGTTTCGTGATCTGGTTACAGCAGTTCTGCAACGCCGCGATACTTGCGTTGTTAGTTGCAATCGCCGCACTCATCTGTGCATTTGCGACAGACTGATTTGCGTTCCAGTCAGCCTGTGCTCTCTGATCGGCGTTGATCCGTGTGATAAGACGCTCGTAGACATCCGCAATCTTGACCTCTGTATTCTGCTCGCTCTTAAGCAGTGCGATCTCTGCGTCTTTCTCGGATAACGTCTGCTGCATCTTCATTTCAAATCGCGTGACCGGAGTGTTATCTGAGCACTTATTTAACCCCGATACATCTGCCACAGCCGAAACAATAGATGCCATATCTCCGGCTGTTGATGTCTGGCGTGATGCTCCGAGAAGTCCTGCTCCATTAACACCACCATTCAAAAGACCTAGTGCTGTTCCTGCGATGCCTAAACCAAGTCCTGTACCTGCTACTCCTTTGCTTGCGTATTCCATAAATGTGCCCCCTTTCTTTTTTTGTGCTTATATTATAGAAAAAAAGAGCGCACTAATGCTTTGATGGATCACTGGCAGAATCGTGACGGAATCCGATCAGGGCAAGCCGGATCAATTCATCTACGTGCGTCCGCACCATCCGGCGCAGAAGCTTTTCAAACCGTTCGGGCGGTATCATTGTGTTGTCATAATGGAAGTTTGAATCCCCTTTTCGGGTACTGATTGAATCAAAAATAGTAAGATATTCTTCGTTGAGTCCATTCCGGAAGTGTTCGATAAATTCTTCTGGGTATGGTGCAAGATAATAGTCGTTGATGATCTGTTTCATGCGTGCCACCGCGTTCCTTTCTTTTTTATTATTTGCACTGCTGTTTATACAACTGATTTACTCCGGTTGCCGCAAGTCCGCTCGCCATTCCAACCGCAACCGAGTTGATAATGTCTCCTGCCGGGAAGTCTGGCATCGTGTAAAGCCCTGCAATGCCAAGTGCTCCACCGCACGTAGCCATGATAACCGGAATCCATTTATCCGGGATTTTCTCGTAAGCCTTGCATCCGAGACCAATCATCTTTGTGTATTTACTGTGATACTCAATAAGTTGGACTCGAAGCAAAAGCATCGTCCCTTTACTGTTTGCATCCCTGTCTCTTTTTTGCCTTTTTAGCAGCCAGACAATATACCCCAAAATAAACGGAAGGGCTATGATATATGTCTGCATTAATAAATTTCCCATTTGTATATATTCCTTTCTAGGCGTTGCTGACTGCACAGAACACCATCCAATTGACGCGAAACGATCCGTTTACACTCCTGTCTAGTACAGCATAGTAGTCTGTACCAATCACCGTAACGCCATTAAGATGAGCCGCCGATGCATTTCCATCGCCATTCATACCGAATATATGGTAGTTATACGCACTTGTATACGATTGCCCAAACATACTGTTAAGCTGTGCAAGTGTGAATAGCTTAGCGGATGATGCGTTGCTAATCTTAACCACCGTACTACCGGCTTTTGCCGCAAAAGGTAACTCGTAGGTTGTAAGGAACGGATAGTCATCTCCATCAACCTCCTGCCACGGTCGCACATTAGCGAACCCAAACCCATCCTTTGAGCTCATCCTTAAGAGCGGCGCAGAAGTCCATCCGGCCGCACCTGGCATACCGGGCGTAATCCTCAGGTCCTCACATCTCATATAAGCAACGTCGCCGTATTCATTTGCGTTTGCAATGATCGATAGACGGTTACCACACATATTTATTCGTGCGCTCTCTGCCGATATTCCGAGGTTTATGGAGCTCTCGTCAAATGATGCAAGGTTTTCTTCTCCGTTTCGGATCGCAAGTTTATCTTTCGCAATCTGCACATTTCTGCCAAGGGTTTCCGCGGTAAGATCCCCAACTACAACGTCTCCGTCTTTGCCGCTTATATAATTTGTGGCAACTTTCTTTCCCTCTTCCGCATCGGTTCTCGCGGTCTGGTCCTTAAGTTCTGTTGATGTAGTTCCTGCCGCATTATCCACAGTGATAACCGTATTGCCGGTCTCGCTGTCTGCCACGCTGACAGTTGGCGAATATCCATCCTCTCCCTTTGTTTTAGACCACGAAAACACCGTCGCGTCACTCGTATCCACCTCTTCATTGGTTCGGTTCGGAGCAGTACCCATGTATGACTTGCCGTCCGGATTTGTGCTGATTCCTGTACCGTTTTCATCGTCTGCGTAGGCTATCCATGTATATAGCGTTCTGGTTTTAGCCAATTCCGAAAACTTTGATGCCAACTCTTGCACCTCTGTAGATATGCCGCTCGACTGCATAGCGTATTCTCCGAATGTGGCTGTGTACTCCTTGTTAGTCCTACTTGTCACCAGTTTTACGAGCCTTGCACTGAGATACAGTTCCCCTTTTTCGTCAACGATGTCCACAGTATCACCGACACTGACACCGTCTGGAAGATATGCAAGCTCCACCTCGCACGTGATAGCTACGTCATATATGCTTTTAAGGTGCGATACCGCACGGTTGCACAACTCTGACTGGCTTGTCGTATCATAGCTCCACAGCTTGACGATATGCCCTACATCGTTTCCTGTCTCAGACAGATAACGACTCCATGCCGCCAGAGCACTCCTTGACATGAGGTAGTCGCCAGATACATAGATGTCCCCATCATCATACTTATACCCTCTAAGCGTGATCGCATTATTAGAGCCTTGTGGCGTTCCTCCTGTCACTCTTAGCGCAGTAGCCAGATCGGCAACCGACTTTTTGACCGTGATGTTGTCAATCTCTTTATTAAGTCTCAGCTTCACTCCAACATCTTTCCCACGCTTCCGGTATAGGTTGATATATTTATGCCGGATGGATAGATTGTGGATATCAAAGCTATAAGAGAGCTCAGCCCCGAACTGCGTGGCTACGCTCAACAGTCTTTCTGCAGAGGTGGCTTCGCCATCCCATTTCAGTTTTCTATTCGAGTCGCTTACTTCATTGATGCCCATCTCAAATCCACTATCATAAGCATACTTCTCGACGTACCATTTTGCCGGATATGCCTTGTCAGCTTCAAAAGCTCCGACAGTCTCATTCAGCAGATCCATGCCGTTATCTTCTGCATATACCGATATCTCATGCTTGAGGATATCATGCTCGTTGTCAATAATGGTATAAAACTCTTCACTGTCTCCGTCTTTTCGTATGATGTAATTCCCGGCGGCTGAGAACCTTTCTATATCTTTTCTTGTTTCGTCTGTATAGGTCAGCGCAAACTCCAACGTCACAGATCCGGCAAGTATCTCTTCTGTCTTTTGGTCGTTATAAATCCTGTGTCCGCTCGGTAGGTCGGTGCTTGCAAGACCAAGTATATTCATGTATCTGTCAGCAAAGTACAGTATCATATAAACACCTCCCTATATCTGAGCTTGTATGTTGGTGTCTGTGCCCATTCAGATGCGAGGCACTTAATCTGGTTCAATCCAGGCTTAAGACTAAATGATTCCCACATATTGCCAACCGCGCCGAGATCCGCTTTCGGAAGTCCGTTAAGTGTCACTTCGCCTGTGCCGCAATCAGCCATCAACACGCTCCCTTGTCCGAATTTATTCGGAACATCGCGCCACTTCTCTACATGGAGTTTGTCAAACCTCAGCACATCGAACCCGAGATACGTCAACGCCTTATTACCAGACCGATTTTTTGCGCTTTTAACAGATATCTGTATCTTTGAACACTTCATATCCTCGACTTCTGGCACAACATAAGACGGATACCCACCCCAATAAAAGAACGTAAGTTTACTTCCCTCTTTTCGGATGTCGCAGTGTCCCCAGTTCCAGTACCACGGATTCTGCGAGTGAAGATGACTCGTTGTGAACGTGTATGTTTTCAGCACTTTAACATATGATCCAAGTGACGAATTGAACGTAGGACTATAGCAGAATATCTCATAGTGTCCAGTATTCCCGTATGTGTCTGACTTGTACCAGTTAACTCCACAGATCGGTTTATCATCCGATGTCAGAAACGTCAGCGTCATCTCGCCCGTCTGTCCCATTAATCCGGCATACATAATTATATGAAAAAATGAATAAAAGTTCTTGCATCCATCCGTATTCCCTTGCGAATCTGCCGGAAGAACAAGCGTCCTCATGCCTCCGTTCCACGGCTTGCTGTTATCTCCTGTTGATGCAATGGTAAGCCACTTTTTGCCAAACCACCCAGCTGTGCCAAGTGCGCCGGATGTACCAGCGTTTTTTGCATGCATAGCCTCTATACCGTGATCGTCAGCCAAACTAAAAAAATCACTCAGATATGCGAGCCTGTCATTCTCTTGATACGTTTCTCCGCCTACCTCTTCAACGTCTCCAAATTGCAGGATGTTTTCATTTGCATCGACGAATCCGACAAAACCATTCTCTCCATTCTCCATTGCTGCTTCTAACACCGGATAAGATGGATATGTGCCGTTATATTCAATGGCGAATGTTCCATCAGCTTGCACATCAACCTCCGTCTCATTCACGGAATACTTAAACGGATCCGTGCAATAAATCTCAAATTCGGAGGTAATGCTGTTTCTTCCGGGATCAACACTGTCACCACCCTGGTACGTACCGACGAAATACTTGTCACTCTCGTCATTAAATATCACTTTCACCTGTTCTGCGTCGAGAATGCTACACATTTTATTGTAAGCGTTTCGAAACGCTTCGTTGCTTTCTGCTATAAGTTGGTAACCGACCGTTATGGTGCGTGCCGGATATCTCTTATACGCAAACCTACTACCATCAGCGGCACCAGTCGTGTTTTCATTGATTTCAGCCGTCATAGTTTCCCGACCGGACACATACAATGTCCGGTACCCGGAAATTACTTTTTCGAGGTATACACCGTTATAGCTCATCGCTTCCGATGGGAGAGCTTCTTCCGGTCTTTCCTCGTTGGTGTCTATAAATTCCATTAGTATTCTCCTCTCTTCCGCATATTCCGTTTGTCTAAACGATTAAGCTCGTCCTGTGTATACGTGGCAGTAGCCTTTGCAAACTGTCTGCCATTAATATCAAGTGGTACATTTATCGTACAGTTAATGTTCCGGCTGTATTCTAGCGACTCATCCAGATTCATGCTTGACGACATACTGCCGCCAGCAAACGCAAAGTCTGGCTCGTATAGGCTCGGAATATTAAAAAGATCAGCAGAGGCTTTTGCAACCTTACCCTGCATCTTTTCCAGTCCAATAGCTGCACCTTTTCCAATCCAGCTGAATGTCTTGATAGCAACTCTTGATGGTGATCCAATCTTAGCCTTTGCTCGGATTGCTCTATCTGCCGCCGCCGCTAACTGTGCCGCCGCAGACGCTACTTGACCATAAGATGATCGTAATCCGATTGCAAGACCTTGCCCGATATACCTACCTGCCGCCACTGCTGACGAATAGCCAGACCGCATGGCATTACCGGCATTATTAGCCATACTTCTTGCTGTAGCTACTATCAAAGCAGACGAAGCAGAGAAGCTACTTGCAAGCTTGCTACCCATCTGTTGCCCGGCGGTTGACGAAGCCGCACTCATTGCTGTAAGTGATGCTGTGTATCCAGACTGTGTAGACTTAGCGGCTGATGCAATCCGTTTGAATGCGCCCGGTATAGCCTTAAGCGAGCTTTTCATTTTTCCGAACGAACTTGATACTGTACTGGTGCTGTCTGCAATAGATGCCATTTTTTTCTTTACGCCGCCAAGCGACGCGCTAAGTGCAAGGAATCCGGCTGAAGCCGCCGTTCCTGCCGCCGCAAATGCCACAATGCCAACACCTGCCGCCGCCAGTCCTGCTATCAATGCAACGCTTCCTGCCGCCATAAGCACGCTTGCCGCCGCCATAGCCGCTAACGCCGTTGCCGCCATCATCCCAGATGCACCTATCATAGTAAGCGGTGCGGTGCAAGCCGTAAGCCCTGCCGCTAAAACCAATACGCCAGCACCTAAAACAAGCACACCTGCACCCATAAGTGCAATTCCAGCCGCCGCCACAACAGCTCCGGCTCCTACTACAACAAGTCCGGCACCTAATACGATAGCGCCGGCTCCTGCTACTGCCGCTCCGGCTCCGAACACGATCAACGATGCCCCGAGCGCGGCTATAGACACCGCTCCACTTGTACCGTATGTGACAATCTGCGGAAGCACACCTGCAACCAATGTAAGTGCTGTAGCCGCCAACAGTGCGCCGGCTCCAACCAAGAGTACCGCCACGCCAAACGCAACCAATCCAGCCGCACCTGCCGTCAATGCCGGAGCTAGTACAGATGCCCCTACCGCCAGACCTGCTATCAACGCGACCATGAGAACCATAGTCGCAACAGCTCCAGGTCCTGCATTAGCAAGTTGTATAGACGCTTGCGCCAGTAAATAAAATCCGGCTGCTGCTATCGCGATTGCCGCTCCGATCGCAAGAAAAGCAACTGCGCTCTGTAACATATTGCCGCTTGCGGCAGTAGCCGCACTGCCCACTGTAGTCATAGACGACGCCATTGGTGCGAATACACCAATTAATCCAGATACGACACCTTGAATTGCCATAGCAACCTTTAGTGCCTTAAAAACTATAACAAGCCCCATAATAACGCCGATAGTGTCCTTAACAGCGTCTTTGTGCTCTGTAATGAATTTAGATGCAGATTTGGCGGCAGACGATATACCATCCAAAGTTGTTTTTACATCACTCATTGTATGAGAGTCTGACACGATCTCCCATATTGCTTTTCCTATCGTCCCAAAAATAGCCCCTACCGCAGGACCCACCGTTTTGACGGTATCAAAAAACATGGATGCATATTTACTAATCGTCTGGAATGCTTTAGTATTCCCGAACGTCTCTATCTTAGTGTTGATAGTATCAAATGCGGGTCCTATCTTATTCTTAACAGAATCAATCATTTGTGAGATGGTAGGAAGCTGGTTGGCTGCTAAAAACGTATCTATGGCAGTTAAAGCACCAGCCATGCCTTTAACAATCGAAATCTTAAGGTTAGACATAGATGTTGATATACCTGCTGTAGAGGTCTTAGCAACTTCCGCAAAACCGCCTGTTTCCTCGGAGCATTCGATAATTGCGTCCGTGAATTGATCCATCGATATAGTACCGTCTTGCAACGCATCATACAGCTCCGTGGTGCTTCCGCTGGCAATCCCGAGTTTCTTCGCTGTCTGTGTTAAGCCGTACTTCATGGTTTCGTTCAGGGTGTTCCACTCTTCCTGTCCGACCTTGCCACGGCTTAACATCTGCGTAAACTGTGTCATACCTCGGCTTGCTTCGTCGCTTGCTGATCCAGACGCATAAAATGCGTTGTTCATGGCGACTGCAAGTTTTGTAGATTTTTTTAGGTTTCCAGTAGTCAATGCAAGGGACTTCGTGCTAGCGGCAATTTCATCGAGCGACGTAGGAACATACTGAATACCATCCCCTAGCTCTTTGATAGAATCTTTCGCTTCTTGAGCCGACCATCCCATTTGTTCGAGCACTTTAGGGTACTGGTTCAAGGTGTCGAATCGACTGACCGCACTACCGACATTAGATGATAGAGTATTAACTACCGCAGATACACCCTTAAACGCCATAGCTCCAAGTGCTGTGCTTTTTACGCTACTCATAAGGGACTGCGTAGCACTCTGAGCTTT